TAATATGCTTACACTCTTCTAAATTACTTTCTATATTTTCTTTATTAAGATGATTTATAAATAATTTCATAACGTGCTATAATAACTGTTTTGTTTTTCTTGTTTTTCTATTGTTTTTGGGTGATATAAAGCATATTCCTCCATTTCAGGTAAATTAGAATAAGTTTTGAATCCATCTAAAACTTCATGAACTTTATTTTTCCATTTAATGTTAGGAGTGTTTTTATAAATACGCCACTGAAAATCAGGCCATTGTTGCCATAATTTCTCATTTTGTTTCCAACCCCATGCTTTAAGATGTTGTTCAGTAATCCCATATACAATATTTACTCTAGGTACTAATATAATATCTGATTCATTATTTCCTAAAATAAAAGGTAAGTTTTCAATTAAATTGATATGAGGAATTTCATCTGCATCAAGTTGAAAAATTATATTTCCAGAACACATATCTCCTAATTCATTTTTCCATTCAGCAAAATGCCCTTGAAATATACTTTCTTTTAATTTAATCCAATCATTTGATGACCACCAATAAAGTATATCTAATAATGATTGAGATGCTTTTGGTTTATCTAATAAAACACAAATTTCATCTTCAGGACGAATATGCTCATGAAGAAATGGAATTAAACGTTTTATTTCTTCTAATTCATTACAAACTGTTATCCCATATGAAATTTTTAATGTTCTCATATTTTATATAAATGAATATAGATTTAATTAATATTATAATTAGGTTCTTGTTTTGGAATAAAGGATTTGATAAATTCTTCAGTTATAATTCCAACATAACATAAAGCTTCAATATAACCTTCCTGACCAAAATTCTTTAATGTACTCATATCCATTCTATAAGAATAGAACTCTCCTTTCTTACCAGGCATTGGATATTTATGTTTTTCTTCTTCTTTAACAGGTATTGCTTTTACCCCAGCCCATCCCCAATCTTCATTATCTTTACCATCTATAAATACCATACCTTGATTAGATATATTTGTAGTTGATGGAATCCATGTTTTATTATTAGCATCAATAAAAGCTATATCTTTATATAGTTCTGGGAGGACTTCCATTTGTTTATCAAAAAATTCTTCACCTTTTTCCATTAAAGTATTAGTTATAAAACCACATGAAAAACAATGATATGATTTAATGTTAGGAACATCGGGGTTTATTGAAGGGATAATGGTTTCATAACACCAAGTATCACCACATTTATCACATTTAATTAAATTATCATTCATATTATTAATATATTATATTATTTTTGCTCTTCCAAAGAGATTTCTTTAGTTTTTAAAGATGGTAATTCTATTTTTTTCAATTTTGGAAGAACCAATTGAACTTTTTTAGGCAATTCAGGTATATATTTGCTAAAATAAACGTTTACTAACGCTTTCATTTTCTCCCAACAATAGTTCTCGGAATTATATTGTCTTTGTTTTATAGCTAATTTTTCCCATTTTTTATAATTTAAAAATATATCTTGCATTGCCGTACTTGCTTGGATAGTATCAGGAGAAAACCATTGTGATTCAGGTATAATAATATTTTCCATTAATGCTGATGGATGGACATTTTCTAATTTACCATCGATTAAAAATGTATTTTCAGAACTTAAAAAATCCAAATGTCCTGACCAATTACTAGTAGCTATTGGTTTACCCACCATACTAAATTCAAGTAATGGTCTACCAAATCCTTCTCCTTTAGTTAAATTAATCATGGCTTTAACCTTATTATTGTTATATAATTCGTTTATTTCTTCATCTGTAAAATCCCCATGGAGTAAATAAATTTTAGGTAAAGTTTTAGCTATAACACTACTTTTAATAATATTAATTCTTCTAAGGATTTCTCTTCTATCCATATATGATGAATTAGCGCCATTTGTTTTTAAAATTAAAGCCGGAGGTGATGGATGGTTTTTAAATGTTTCATAAAAAGCTTTAATTAACAACCCAGTATTCTTTCTATCTTGACCTATATCACCTTGTAACCAAGCCCCAGTATATAGAAAACAAAAACTCTCAGGAATATCTTTTAAGTTAATATTTTTATTGGTTGAAGTAATTGGTTTATATATATTAACATCAGTACCTTCAAACAATACTTCTATTGGAGTTTTTAATTCTAGAATACCTTCTGATTGATTTGTTTGAGGGTTTACTTTATTATATTTTGAATTTAATAAAACATCTTTTGAATGTTTAGATGATACTAATACTAAATTCATTCTATTACATCCATCAATCCAAGACCCATGAGCCAATGTTGTTTCAATTCCTGCTGTAATACCTATATTGTATTTTCCTATAGGTTGGAATTCGTTTGGAACAGTAATTTGCATCCAAATATCAGGTTGTTGTGTTAATGGACCTTGAGGTAGTAGATAATTTTTTAAAAAACCCCATTGTTCAATATTATCTTCAATAAATCCCCAAGAACAATTTCCCCAACGTTGAGGTAAAATTTTTATATCCCATTCTTCATTTTTAGATTCAATTATTGATTTAACTAGATCACGACTACGAGAACTATAACCACTATAACAATCTATAGGACATGATATTACGCATGTATTTTTATTTGTATTCATATTTTTATTAATAAGTAAGTTTATGTTTTAAAACCCTAGGTTGATAATCTGTATCTGCTAATAATTCATATTTCTCCCTAGGAGTCCATGTTTCAAATAATTTATCCATATTTTCAATAATTCTATCAGCTTGATATTCCATTGTAAATCCAGCTTCTGATGATGTTGCCCATTTTCTTCCTTTTAAACCTTTATTAGATAATTTTTCTTTACCTATATAATATGTTTGTATTAATCTATCTACCACATCACCAGTATTGCAAATATCATCAAATATATATGGAGTTGGAATAGAACCTACTAAAGTATTTACTTTAGGAAATACTGGAAATGCCCAATCACCACACTTTGTATAGGTACCTTTATGGTTTGATGGAAAATCTTCATTAAAATCAATCCATTCTTCATCTTCATCTTCAAATCTCATTTGATCTTGCATCCCTCCAGTAACATTAGCTATGAATGGTGTTCCTGTTAATAAACATTCAGTTAACATTAATCCCCAACCCTCATTTGATGATAATAATATTCCTATATCAGCACAATTATATAAATAATTCATATGTTCAGTAGCTAATTTATTATGTGATATAAGTACATTACAATAATCGGGACATAAGTATTCTATTAATGCTTGTAAATCTGTACCATTTTCATCTTGGGGTTGTGTATGAAGTATTAAAGCACAATCTTTGGCTTGTTCTTCCCCAATTTTATCACAAAACATTCTCCAAGCTAATATAACATCTGATACTTGTTTTCTTCTAATATTACGAGAATTAAATATAGCTGTGTATTTGTATTCTTTTTCTCCAAATAATGTTTTCTTAAATTCTTTAAATTTATCCCAATCTTTATGATTTTCATCTATTGGGAAGAAAAAATTATGATTTAAACCATGAGGAACATAACTTATTATTTTTTGTTGGGATTTATCTCCTAAAACTATTTTATTAATATTAACTGTTTGTTTAGATATACCTAATAAAGAATCACATGATTCATAAAATTCTTTATTATACATTGGGGCTGGTACTGAGTCCCAAATATTAAGATAAGTTATTGGTACTTTCTTTCTAATTTCATTTTCCATTTGGAATAACCAAGTAAAATATCTTGGGTCCGTAATTAAAAATATAGCATCAATTTTTTCATTCTTAATCATATATCTAATCAAATCAGGATCCCCATAACCATTTGTTGGGTATAAAATAATATTAGAATCATCAATCCCTACCATTTTATTAGTTTCATCAGATAAATCAAATCGTTTACCTATATCTGGATGTTGGATTGCTCCTCCTATACAAACCCAATTATATCTATGGGATGTATGGAGAACTATTTCTCTTCCTATTGAACCTACCCCAGAATGAACTCTTATATCATCTGTGATTAAGAGAATACGTTTTCGTTGTTCTTTTGGTATATAACCTTCTTTATACATTTTTTTATTTAAATTTTTGTGTTGTGGATAAGTTTACGAAATTCAGGATCTGTGTTATATAAATGTAATACTCTATCAGATAATTTTTGAAAAGAGAATTTATATTTAATAGATGTTATTTTAAATTCCTCAAATAACAAAGGATCTATTCTAACAGATGTTGTTATTCTGTCTTTATTTGTTGCTACCATTTTATTTATATTAATATATACATATATAAATATATTGATATATATTTAAGATATACCTTCAGAGCAAAAATCTTTTTTAGATTTCCATGGACAATATGAACAGTTGGTTTTATCAGGTGTTGGGTTAAAAATATCTGTTTTATATGAACCATCAATATTAAAACAAGATGTTATAAAATTATCTAATAATTGTAGTGCTTTTTTGGATTTAATTTTTCCACTTGGGGGAGAAAATGTTTGTATTCGTTTTTGTACGAATTCACTTTTTTCCCATAATTTTCTTTTTAAAATAATAAATTCAACATCTATATTATCAATGGGTATTTTATGTAAAACACTGAAGAAATGTTTATATAATATTAATTGGAATTGTTTTAATTCATCCTTTTTAGTTAAATCATTCCAACCCGATCTACTCGTTTTAAAGTCATATATTTTAAATTTATTAGTAGGTTCATGATATAATACCATATCTAAAAATCCTTTATATATTGTATTTTTATATTCTGAATTTGGTACTAATTGGATTGGGATTTCACATCCTACTAAATACCACCCGTTTTTATTAAAATATTCATTTTTTCTTTTTTTAAGAAAATCTAATATCTCAACACCATCATCATAAAATTCTCTTAATTCAGCAGGATTAGTAAAATGGGTTTTGTTATTACTAGCATAACTTTCCTTATATATTTTACTAAGTTCTGATTCAAAATATTCATTTAAATCAATCCTATTAGCTTCAGCACCACTTATATTATAAGCTTGAGTTAAATAATTTTGGATAGTGTTATGCATAGCTGTCCCGAATATTGTATGGATTGTTTGTTCATATATATAATTTCCATCTCTATATTGTAGTGACCATTTATGGGGACAATTAGTAAACATAGCTAATTGACTATATGATATATTTTTTTGATATCTATAATCAATTTCATTGAATATAGTATTTTGTATATTTTTTACTATTTGGGGGATTTTTTTAGACATTATTCTTTAACCCATTGGTCTTTAATAACTAATTGAGCTATAATGGCATAATTGGATAAATCCTTAAAAGTATCTTCAATTGATTCATCTTGGATTGTGTTTTCCTTATTTAAGAGAACCAGATTTTTCAATCTATTCATTTTATCATTCATCCTTATCCAAACAGCTGTTAGTGCTAATTTTTTTTCTTCTGGGGTTTTTAGTTGGGTTCCCATACTAATATTATCCATACCATACGAGAGATGTTTAGATGCAAATAATTCATATTGTTCACCTATAATATTTTTATAACCCCCAGATATTGTTGGGAATTCTTCTTTTAATTTGTCTATATTTTTCATTTTATTAATTCTATATATTCTTTAGCTTCTCTTATTGAACATTGATATAATTGAGATATTTCTTTTAATACTTCTTCTGTGTATTTTTTTTCTTTTTTACCTTTAATATATGGAGCAAATATATATTTTTTAGGTAACATTTCACAATAAAAATTATATATTTTTTCTTTATCTGAGTATGGGAATAATTGAGCAGTATTAGCTATAGTTAAATATGGTTCATACATTGATATTAATCTATGAATCATATAAACCTCAAATGTTTTTTTATCATATTCATTAAAGGATTTCCATGGTGATTTAATATATGTTATTTCTTTTAACCATGAAAATATATCTTTAGATTTATTTACTTGGGTCTTGTTCATCGTATTTATCTTGGAATTCTTGTCTAAATTCTTTAGGTAACATTTCAATTAATACCTTATTGGTTTCAATATCATAGAAGACTGGTACTGGTATGATAGCGTCTTCTGGGGTTCCTGCTATAAATTTAGATAATTTTTGTAAAATAAATCCTTGGGCAAATACTCTATTACCATTAGGAGATAATAGAGGGGTGGTTGATGCTAAATCGATTTGTGGTTGTTGCATTTTATGTTGTTATAATTTTTATTAATTTAGTTTTAATTCAATGATTTTTGCTATACAAGAAGCTATATTAATTTCCTTATCAAGTCTAAAATTAGATTGATATATATGTTCATTAATTATATATGATAATTGTCCCTCTTTTCCTGGGATAAATGTAGATGAATTATCATATAAAAATCTATATAAATCATCAAATTCTGAATATCCTGAGTCACTAATTATTTGTCTGATAGTTGTGAAGTTTGGTTTAGGTTTAGATAATTCTTTTAGTATATCTTTATTATAATCTTCACTTAACTCAGCTTTATTATCTAATTCTAGAGTACCGTTTAGACTAAATTTTTGTGAATAATTAATTATTTTCCTAAAATCAGGATAAAATTTATTAATTACTTTAACAATATCTTCCAATTCATATTTTATAGATTCCTTATCTAATATATTTGCTAGATGTTTAGCTATAATTTTTTTAGGTGGTGGAGATAAATCTAATTCAGTACATCTACTTCTTAAAGGATCAATAAATCTTTCTATATAATTTCCTGTTAAAATAAATCTAGTTTTTAAACTATATGTTTCAATCATATTAAGAAGAAGTACTTGGGATGCTTGTAATAAATTTGATGCTTCATCTAATATAACAATTTTAAGAGATTTGAATGTATTTGATGAGGCAAACGCTCCAACTTTATCTCTCATTACATCTATACTTCTCTCATCAGCAGCATTTATATATAAACAATCACAATCTATATTTTTTACTAAAAGTTTACCTAATGTAGTTTTCCCAGAGCCTGGTTTTCCTACTAACATCAAATGTGGGATATCTTGATTAGATATATAAGATTCTAATTGTGATTTTAAATCATCATTACATATATAACTTTCTACTGAATTTGGTCTGTATAATTCATTCCAAATTGTGTGTTCTCTTTTCATAACTTATTTTTGTTTTATTTAAAAATCTCCATATATATTATACTTTTTAGGAGGTATAATTTCTTCATTTTCTGTTGATATAACATATAATTCTCCCTTAAAGGGAGTTAATTTAAATTCGACTGGTTTTTGTATTAATTGGAAATATGCTTCCAGTGTTTCTGTTAGATTTGGGTGAATTGAATCATCTTCTAATAATTTCCAAGTATCACCCTTTATTCTAGTAGCTATTAATGTTTCTATAATATTCATATTAATACATGTTATCCATACCCATAAACTGGTTATTTTCTGCTTTTGGATTTTCTTTTTCTATTACAACAGCTTCAGTTAATAAAACAACAGTAGCAACTGATGCGGCATTTTCTAATGCACAACGAGTAACTTTTGATGGATCTATAATACCTGCTTCTTCCATATTAACATATTCGCTATTTTTTAAATTAAATCCATCCCAAAATTTAGAATCTTTTAATGTATTAATTATACCATAAATTTCTTCAGATTCAAAACCGGCATTTGAAAGTATTTTAGTAAATGGGGATAAACATGCTTTATATATAATAGATCCACCAATAGTAGTATTATCAATACAATTTCTAGCATGTAATAAAGCTATCCCACCTCCAGGAACAATCCCTTCTTCTAATGCAGCTTTAGTAGCTTGTAAAGCATCATCTACTCTATCTTTCTTTTCTTTCATTTCAGCTTCAGTAAATCCACCAACATGAACAATAGCTACTCCACCAACAAATTTAGCTAAACGTTCTTGTAATTTTTCTTTTTCATATGGTGAGTTAGATTTATCTATTTGAGATTGAAGTTCTTCAATACGTTGTTTTATTTTTTCTTCATTTCCTAACCCATCAATAATTGTTGTTTGATCTTTATTAATTGTTACTACACGAGCTTTACCAAACCAATCCCAACTAAATTTATCTAACTTCATTCCTTTATCAGAACTGAATACTTCACCTCCAGTTAATGTAGCTATATCTTCTAGAATTAATTTTCTTCTATCACCAAAATCGGGGGCTTTAACTGCGGCTACTTTTATAATTCCTCTAACTTTATTTACTATTAGAGCAGCTAACGCTTCACCTTCTATATCCTCAGCAATAATAAGTAATGATTTTCCTTGGCTAGAAACAGATTCTAAAATAGGTAATAATTCTTTTACTTGAGTAAATTTCTTGTCTGCAATTAAAATGAGGGGTTCATTTAATGTACAAGTCATACTATTATTATCAGTAACAAAGAAATGAGATTTATAACCTCTGTCAAATTGCATTCCTTCTACTGTTTCAAGATATGTTTCTCCTGATTTTGATTCCTCAACATATACAACACCTTCCCTTCCTACTTTTTCCATAGCCGTAGCTACTAAATTCCCTACTTCAATATCATTGTTTGCGGATATTGTAGCTATTTGTTTTAATTGTTCCTCTGATGATATATCTTTTTTAAGATCATTATTAAGAACGTCGATTACTTCTTTAACAGCAATATCAATTTCTCTTTTAATTTCAACAGCATTTGCTCCATTATTTAAATATGATAAACCATTTTTAATAATTTCCCTAGCTAATAATGTTGATGTAGTTGTACCATCACCTGCATTATCTGCTGTTTTAATAGCTGCTTGTTTGATAAGTTTAACTCCAAATTCTTCAATTGGATCCTCTAATGATGAAATTGTTTTAGCTACTGTAACACCATCTTTAGTTGATAAAACTGTTTCTCCATTATAATAAAGAACATTTCTACCATTTGGTCCTAAGGTTGTTGTAACTGCATTTGCTAGTTTATCAATACCATCCATTAATTTTTTACGTGCATCTGCACCGAATTCAATAACTTGTTTTCCCATTTTTTTGTTTTTAATTATTTATCATTAAGAATTATTCGACCAAGACATTGATTTTCTGGTCCTATATAGTATTCTTCTCCTTCAAATTCTAGTTTTGAAAAACCCATTGTAGGAAGAATAACTAAATCACCTTCTTTAATTATGGTAGGAATTAAAATACCTGTAGCTGAATAATATCCTGATCCTACAGCTATAACCTCTCCAATTTTGTTTTTTTCATTTCCTAAATCTGGAATAATAATGTTACCATAAAGTGTTTCTTCTATTTCTTTAGGTTTAACAATGATAGCATTATATAATGCTTCTAATTTACTTTTTGTCATATACTTTTATTTATTAAAACTTTATTTATAAATATACATAATTATTTTTCCTTAGCCACAAGAAAATAAATTGATGTTATGTTTTCTTTATGAAATGATAATCTCATTATACCTTCAGGATTTAAAGCCATAGTAGCATAATCTGTGTCTTTATTATTAGATAATATTTCTTTTATTATATTTGAATTATATAATGAATTAATATCAAAATCCATATTTAAATTATCATCAGACATATCAATATTATATAATATCTTATTAGCGTACTCAATATCTCCTCCAAATTCTAATTTAATTTTATTTCCATTCAAAATGTCATGAGATATAACTACTGTTTCACTATCAGGTAATGCGTTTTTAGCTTTTATTAAAGCATTGATATCATTTACTATTAATGGAAATTCAATAATAAAATCAACATCACCAATAGTAGCTGGTTTTGGTATTATCATTAAATCTGCTAATGTATAACTAACATTAAATTGCTTATCAGATATATTTAATTTAGTATAAATTTTATTTTGTTTAACAAAATTTAATTCTAATTCTTCATTTGTTACTTGTAGTAATTTTATTAATTGGGAAGTATTACTAATCCCAATATCTGTAGATTCTATATCAAAATCATTACATGTTACATTACCAATCATCTCCCCACTAGGTGAAATAAAATTGATAATCAATTGTTTATCTTGATTTATTGACCATTTTACAGACTCTATAAGTCCGCCTAAATAATATTTTGAAATAATTGATTGTAGTATGTTTTTTGGTATTTTCATTATTATATTTAAAATGTATGGGTTTTTATTTATATATCCAAGCTTAAATTAATATTCGTTATTTATAAGTTAGTTTTATCAGAAATTAAAAAATTTGTTAATGTTATTATTCAATACTAAAATCCCCCAATTTAAATCTTCATATATACCTTCTAATTTATTCTTAAGAACACTATCAAATATTTTATCTCTATCAATATATTTTTCGGATATTTCTAATAATTCTGGTGGATCATTATATCCATTTAGAGCTATGACATCTATATTATATGGGTTCTTTTTTAGATATACTATATATATTTTATCTCCTATTTGGGGAAGAGGAAATTGTTTATCTAATCCTTTAAACTTAATAAAATCGGATGAATATATTGCTGCTTTGGTGTTAATTGGGCATTTTAATGCTAATTTAGAGAATATATTTCCTGGTTGGGGTGGTGATGATATGTACTCTTTTATCTTCTTAAGACCTGTTGGTTTAAGTAGATATTTCCAGCTTATATCATTTAGTGATTTTTTAAAATCTAATATATATTTATCTACTTCTAATTTAGGAGTATCAAATAATATTTTCTTAATTAATTCCTCCCCAAATTTTCTGAAATAGGGTGGGAAGTTTGATTTCATGATATCTAATCCTTTCATATCTAGTGCATCTTTATGGTCTGGGGGAATTGGTACTCCTTCTTTATTTACTACCCACATTGCATATCTCCTTTTACCTGACCAGTATGCTCTTTTAACTATTACTTCCTGTTTGAGTTCAAAATAATGTTTATTAGTAATATTAAATAAATCTTTACTTATTTTAAATAAGTTCTTATTTGTTTTTACTTGGAGTTCTTGTGATAATTCTATTAATTTTTCTATCTTTTCTTCTTCATTGATAACATCAGGATATTTTATATTTAATAAATCTTTTAACTCAATATAAGCAGAATCAGTATCTGAACTTATTACGAATTCTTTTCTACCACTATTAATAGTTTTTTCTAAATCCTCATTTATATAGATAATACTCTCTTTTACTAATCTTTGACCTGAATTAGTGATAGATGAAGAACATATTTTATGACCATCAGTATATCTCCAACCATTTATAGCATATGTACCGTATAATGCGTTCTGTAATATTTTGAAGGCCATTTGATACAAATCATATAATGAGTATTTATCCCAATCTTTAGATTTACCTGCTTTCTTTTTTAAGTCTCTATAATGTTCTCTTTGTATAAACCAATCTTCTAGGACTAAACAAGTAATGCTTTTTTTATCGTTTCTATAAAATGCTCCGCTTGCTGATATTGACCATTTGTTTGTTTCAATTAGTTTAATTAGGTTTTTTATTTTACATTTACCTTGTTTTAAAATATATGTTTTAGTATCTAATTTTTCTATTTGAATAATTTCTTCTTGATTTCTTTCTTTTAGTTTTTCTAAACTATTATATTGTTCATAATTAGATTTTGTAACTATTCTTCCTATTAATGTTTCAATACCTAAATTTAATGATTTTATTATACTTGGGTATAGACTAGTAAAGTCAGAATCACTTACATATTCATATAAGCCAGGAATGGGGGGTAATAAATATCCCCCAGCATAGCTTTCTTTCTTTCTTATTGTTTTTGGACTTCTATCTTTTATAGAACCTGATTTAGTTTTAACTTGTATTTTACCTGTTACTTCATCTATATAAACTATAGTACCTTCTACTGTTGGTGTTCCTCTTTGATGAATAACTTCATCCCCAACATATAATTCTTTAATTGATTTATTGGTAGTGGTTGGTTTATTAGGTGATACAATGTTTTTCCTTTTTAGATACGTTAATATTGCACCTTCATTTAATATAGTATTATAATAAATACTTTCATATGGAACATGACATAAATGACATATTAATATGGTTAGTTTAATAAATTGGAGTTTTTCTTCTAATTTTTCTATTATTTCAACGTCTCGTAAGTTATATTCAATAAATTTATTTGGATCTTCTTTAAATAATCTATCTAAAGATCCTTGATATTCTATCTTTCCTAAATCAACATATTTTTGTCCTATGTCTCCTAATTTATATGATGGTTCTTCTTTAGCTATATATTTTTTAACTAACAACATATAATCTAAACTATTTATTCCTCCAATTTGAATTGGTGAATATGGATTATATAAATTATCATTTATTTTTTTAATAGGGGATAATAATAAAGCTGTATTTTCTCCTAATATATTCTTTATTCTAAAATATAAGTAAGGTATATCAAAAAAATCACTATTATAACCAACTACTATGGTTGGGTCTAATTCAATCCATTTATCTAAAAATTTATTTAATAATTCTTTTTCATCAACACAAGGTACAATTTGTTTATTATCCTGATTAATTGATTTTATAGTTTTTGATTTATCTAAAACATAACAATATTTAGTTTTAGTATTAACATCAATTAAGGCAATTGCAGTTACTTCTGCTTTTGCCTCTCTTACTGATTGGGGTGTTAGAGTACCTAATATTTCTATCTCAATATCTAAATAAATTATATTGTGATATGAAGGAGCAGAATCATCTTTATAATATAAGTCTCTTAAACATGCAATATCTTTTTGAATGTCTTTTTCTAATATAGTAGGATCATTCCAATCAAATCTTCCTCGAACAGGACTACACATATCACCAAATAGTGTTTCATATTCACCATCAGGATCTAATTTATATACAGTAGGATAATATTTGAATTCTCTAAATCCCTTTATATCATCTCTTAAATAAACTGTTCCTTTATCTTCACCATGATTTGAATAAAATATTGATTGATACATATATTATAATATACTAATAAAGTTTGAGATTACCAAATATAATAGGAAAAGGAATTCCGAGTAATGTAGCGACACTTTACTCGGAATTTTAGTTACTATGTAACTATATTGGTCCTAAGCCAAAATTTTTATATTATTGATTAAAATAATGCATTCCAAGTTGTTCCATTGTAGTAGTATAGAACACTAGCTCCTGCTGATCCTGAAGCTATTATCATTCCTTCTATAGGAGTTGGGGTGGTGGTTCTTCGTGTTAGTGTTAGTATATTATTAATATTTAAACTACCAGTTACATTTAAACTACCAGTTATATTAGTACTTGTATTTGTTATCTGAAAATTATACTCATTGGGATATCCACATGCTACTCCGAATGCATCTGTGTTGCCTACTTGGCCTATTCTAACATCATAATCATCTGATATGTTATTTTTAAAGTCAATATATGCATTTCCACCTTTAGAACTATCCCTACATATCTCTATACTTCCTTCCTCACCCCAAACTCTAATTTCAGTTCCTGAACCATTTCCTGAGAATATAGAACCAGTATTAATTATATTTTGATTTAATTTATTTAAATATGATGAAGTTGCAGATAAAGATGCAGATGCAACAAAAGATGCTGTTTGAGCAAATGATGCACTAGTTGCAAATGAACTTGAAACTGCATTTAAAACATATGAAGCAGTAGAAGCATTACTAGCCCAACTTGATGTTCCAAATAAACTACTAGTAATTCCTGATTGAACATTTAAACTACCTGTTACAGACATTGAGGAAGAAACTGCTAATGTTCCTTGAACTTGGAGATATCTGTTATTAAATTCACCATATATTAATGAATATGCATTAGTATTAGATATATGTAATTTATTATTTCCAGTCTCATTATATCCTGCTTGGTATCCTAATGCTACGTTATTTGAACCTGTATTTAACAGGTATAGAGAGTAATGACCAATAGCTGTGTTTCCATTTCCTGTAGTTTTTTGGAATAAAGCATTAGTACCTATAGCTACATTTAAGTTTTGTACATTTGCTCTTAAAGCATTAGTACCTATAGCTACATTTGAACTACCTGTTTGATTAGAATATAATGCTTGATCCCCCATAGCTACATTATAGTTTCCTGTTGTATTTCCTTGAGTTGCTTGATATCCTATAGATGTATTATTATTACCTAAAGTGTTTGAATATAATGATTGTATCCCAGCAGCTATATTATAACTTCCTAAAGTGTTTGAATATAATGATTGTATCCCAGCAGCTATATTATCAGTACCAGTGGTATTATTAGATAATGCATCTGCTCCTATGGCTGTATTATTATCTCCTGATATATTATTATACATTACACCACCACCTAGTGCTGTATTACTATTCCCAGATGAATTTGAAAATAGAGTACCATCACCCAAAGATGTATTATAAAGACCATTATTATTGGGAGAAGATGCTATTAATGTATTCTGGGTTGAGTTATCTACTATAACCTTAGGGAAATATGATGCTGTTTGTGCATTTTTAACAAATGAAGCCGTTTGTGAAAATGAAGCTGTTGTTGCAAATGAACTTGATATTGCATTTAAAACATATGAAGCTGTTTGTGCATTTTTAACAAATGAAGCCGTTTGTGAAAATGATGCAGTTGTAGAAAATGAGCTTGAAACTGCATTTAAAACGTAGGATGCTGTTTGAGCATTATTAACAAATGAAGCTGTTTGTGAAAATGATGCAGTTGTAGAAAATGAACTTGATATTGCATTTAAAACGTAGGATGCTGTTTGTGAAAATGAAGCTGTTGTTGCGAATGAACTTGAAACTGCGTTTAAAACGTATGAAGCAGTAGAAGCATTACTAGCCCAACTTGATGTTCCTGAAAGATTACCAGTAAATGAACCAGTAAAACTCCCTGAGTTATATGAACTACTAAATGAATTAAATGAACTAGTAGTAGTATATGACTGAGATAGATATAAAAAATTATCATCTAATTCAGTAAAGGTTAAGGCTGTGCCTTTTACACTTCTTAATGTTATTCCCATTTTAATGTTTTATTTTTGTTTTTTATTTTTTATTTTTTATTATACTTCTATATATGTTGAATCAGCTACATATCCTGTAGTGTCTGGCCATTGAGGATTTGGTGTTACATAAGTATTAGGGGTCATGTAATCTATGGCTACTTGTACTATTTGTTTTTCTATTCTTCCATTCCCTTTAATAGTTGTAGAAACTACTTTTCTTAATAATGCGTTTGATGAATTGGTTGATTTTGCTTCTAATGATGAAGGAATTTTTTCAAGATTAATTTTAGAAGAAGATTTTGTTATTTTCCCTAAATCGGATGGAGCAATTAAATTATTAGTATTATTTGGGGTTCTTACCTTCCCTAAATTAAAAGGTGAATTACCAAATAATGGATTTTTTTTACCACTATAATTTTTTAATTTAATAGTTGATTCAGGTGTTTTCATATCAGTAATAAATATGATTGGATTATGGAAAAACAAAAGGACCTATAAAAATAGGTCCTAATTGTTTATAATAAGAAAATAAAAAGTTTATTGTTTAATGTTGAACTGATGGATTGCGAAAATCCTTCCTTTGAGAATCTCCCTGAAATTGCCCATCATATAGTTGGTCTTTCTTAACTAATTCACATTCATGGAAATATATTTGAGCGATGCGGGAATCTTTTTCGATGAAGATTGTTTCATATACATACATAAATGTTCCCATATTATCTGTTTCAAATCCAGGATCAAAAACAGGGCTATTAATTATACTTCCATTTCTATATAATGAGGAACGTTGTTTAATAAATCCAGTTCTATTACCTGGAATTTTACATCCCTCATGAAATGTAACATCATATACTCCTGGGTGTAAAAGGTAACCTTCAACATTATCTAAATTCCCTAACATTACAGGAACATATTCTGCTAATTCTGTTTTGTCTTTTAAAATTTTACCTATTTTAATAGATGAATTTACTTTTTGTAATGATTTAATACTTAAATCATACCCCACTTGGGCTTGTTTTCCTTTAGAATTTTCTAATTTGAGGAGATTTTCATAAATGATTTGATTACTATTTAACATATTTTATAATTTAATTAAAATTTAGGACCATTTTTGTTTATAGCTTGGAGGAATTCTTCACGGATTAGATTTCCTGATTCCATAAATACTCCACTAAATTTATTAGTACACATCACACTTGTGGGGTGTTTTATGCCTCTTAATCCACAACACATATGTTTAGAAGCTATACTTACAGCTATAGATTCACATTCTAGTTTTTCAGATAAAAATGAGTGTATTTGTTGAGTTAGTGATTCTTGCATTTGTGGTCTTCTTGAGAACCAGTCAACTACCCTATTCAATTTAGATAGACCTACTACTTTATCTTTAGGAACATATGCTACTGATGCATATCCTGTGAATGGTAAATTATGATGGGCGCACATTGAAACTACAGGAATCCCTGTTTGGATAACTATACCATCATAATTTTCTTCATTTGGAAAAACAGTCATAGATGGTTCTTCTGTAATAGATCCTATAATTAGATCTTTAAGCCAGGCCTTAGCCACACGACGAGGTGTATCAATGGTTTGAGGATCAGCAGTATAATCAAAACCCATTGATTTTAAAAATCTACCATAGTGTTCGGAAGCCTCACTAATCATGTTTTCAATTTCTTCTGAGGTTCGAGGTGTGTTTTCGTTTGCTTTTTCTATATATTTCATAATTTATAATATAATTAATAATTTTTATAAAACCAAATTGTTTTTAATTATTGTCATCTTCTAACCCCACAATATATTTTTTATTTCTATTAAGACCATCTAAATCATCAAGTCCATATCCTATTATATAATGTTCATTCTTTAATTCAATACCATATATTAGATTTTCATATTCAATATTATATCTTTTAAAAAGAGTAATGGGTGTAATTGATTTAACCCCTTGATTTTTTAAATTTTTAATAATAAAGTCTAATGTATTACCCGAATCACATATATCATCTATTACATAAACATCTTTCCCTTTTATATAACTAGTATTATTTGCTGTTATTAATATCTCATTTGGGTATGATTTTACCCTCATAAAATCTATTTCACATTTATCTATTTGTTTTATTAAATCAGAAAAAAACATAAATGCACCATTCAATAAACATATAAAAATTGGGGGTTCATCATGTTTTTTATTATTAATAATATCAGCTATTTTGGTAACAGCTGATTGGATTTGATATTCATTAAATAATATATTCATTTAGTCAAATCTTTAATTTTTTTAGTACCTACATATTTTTTATATCCGGTTTCATTAATGATAATTAATGTTGGTAGAAATTCTACTTTAAATAATGCTCCTATATCATCTCTATCTTCATCAGATTCGATTTCATGTAATTTAAAATCTTTTTTAGACTCAGATATTTTTTTAATATATTGATTCGATTCTTTACAAGAACCACACCAATCAGCTTTAAAATATAATAAAAGATTATCTTTATTATTTATTGATTCTTTAAGTAATACTTTATCCATTTTTAAAAATTTTCTTTTTTAAGTATTAAAAAATCATTTCTATCTTTGATTCTATCATATTGTTTTTTAGCTTTAATGATTTCATTAATGGGAACGATTTCATATAAATTATTTCTAAATTTATAGTATGTTTCATATGAGTTTTCTTCTTCTCCATCAATATAAATTTTATTTGTTACTAATATATTTAATATCAATCCATTTTTTATGAATTTATAATTAGGAGTTTCATAATTATAATTACCTTTCAAAATTGAAAAAACTTTAATTAAATTAAGGTATGATTTTTGTTCTTCAGTAGGATTAGTTAAAATAATATCTAAATCATCTGTGATTCTTGAGAAATTTAGACCATGAACTTTAAACATTAGTGAGCCTCCTAATCTAACATTATTTGAACCTTCAATTCCTCTTTTTTTTAATTCTAGAATAATTTGGTTAAATTGATCCAAATATTGATTTAGCTGATTTAAATTTTTTCCCATAATAGTTAACCTTTTAATAATGTTTTACCTTCTTGGATCCCTTGTGATTGAATAATTGGTGTAATTAGAGCTCTAATTTTAGCTCCTAATTCAGCATCATTACCAGTATTTTTTACTGTATTGATGATTGTTTGTAATAAGTAGTCTGTTATCATTATATTATATTTTTTAATTAATTATACTCCTGTAACTGCTCCATAAGCACTTATATGTAATCTAGTTGAAGCTATAAATTTATATTTTTTAGCCATTTCAAATACAAAATGTGTACGTTCATGAAAATTATCTCTATCATCTAAACCCGGCATACAACATATTTTATCAAGTGGTATATTAAATGGTTCAA